AGACCACACTCTCGCGAATCCTGACCCACCGCTCCCCATGAATGCCCCGGGCTATTCCCATGTAGGCACGAATGACCTCGATCATGATTAACGGGCGTTACCTTCAAGCCTCTCGGCGATCAAGGTAGCGTAGCCGGCAATGTCCACCCAGTGGTCGGTGACGTCGGGGTCGCCGTTGACAATGCGCCCGATCTTGTGGACGATCATCTCAAGAGCTTCCCACTGGTCATCGGCAAAGGTCTTGCCATGCTTGGCCGCGTGGGCCGACAACTCGCGTTTGATGGACTGCATCAGCGCTGCACCATCCTTGAACTTGCCATACATCTCTGCACGTGCGTCAAGTGTCTTGTCAACACTCACGCTCTCAACCTCCTCGACAACCTTTTGCCAAGAGGACTTGACCTCGGGCATGGGCAGCATCTCGGGGGCGACAAAATTCTTCAAGTCTTCCAAGGCGCGGGCGCGCATCTTGTAGACGTTGGAGATGCTCATCTTGTGCTTGGCCGCTGTCGCAGAGGCACTTGCGCTAGGGTTTTTTCTGAAAAACTCATAGACCTTTTGGCCTTTAGCGGAAAGATTGGTACTCATGTGAAACTCCTTTGTGGTTGGTTATTGCAGTTGCTCTTCTCTGTGGTATCGCCTTTAGGCTCCTTCTCTCGAAAGGCCTTCAAGCGCCCATTCAACTCTGAGGTGAGTTGTTCTTGTGAAACCACGACTTCTTCAGTCGTGAATTTGTGTCCGTTGCCGCACTCTCGTCTGCGCCTGTAACGTGCAACCGTCAGGCGTGTCTCGCTGACCGTGGTCCAGGCTCCGCATTCCGGGCAATTCATTCTTCACTTCCTGTCTCTACCAAGGTGCCGGGCGGAACAGTTTCTTCTTGCTTCTCTTCGCGCACTCTCAGCATCGCGTCAGCAATCTTGTACGAACTGCGTGCAATGGCCTCGGCGTTGTTGTCTGCGTTTTGTATATCGCATATCTGACCTCTCGCATCCGGGTCGCAACCCATAAAGCGAACGTAACCACTTGCGATACCAGAGGCAAAATAATCTCTCAGCAACATGCCCTTACTGTCTCTCACGAGAACACTGGGGAATGCGCGAAGCAGTGGCTTAAATGGCATTTCATTCTCCTTTCATCTTTCTTAAGTACTGCGCGGATGATACACCAGAATTATCCGCTGTGGGCATTGTATCGAATCTTTTTGCAGCCTCTTCAAGAGCAGCGTCCCAGGCCTGTTGCCAGACCGTGGCCGACCAACTGTCGTCCTGGGCAAAGGACCGTGGGCCGATAAACTCGTCAAATCGTACTTGAGAAATCTTCATGGCTTGTTCTCCTCTTTTAGTTTCCTATACTTTGACATAGTGTGGATGGAATCAATCTGAGTGGGGTTGAGTTGTGCACAAGCCAATCGGTACTCTTCATACAGGTGTTGGTAGGCCAGGTCTCTTTCGGCCCAACGTATCTTCCATGTCTGCAAGTTATCTATCAACTCCGCTGCTTCTTTCAGCAGGGCTGACAGTTCCTTGTCACGTGTCATTTGAGACACGTGCATCAGTCTGTTGACAATCATTTATGTTTCCTCGAATGGCAGTTGGTTTTGCCGGGTTGCAATCTCATCCTCGAAGTTTATGATGTCCTCCGAGCTAAATGCACGTGTGATGTCGATGCGCCCACGTCCATTCTTGCTGCGAATAGATGTCGCCTCCAAGTAGATGGATTTGATGTCCACCTGCTCCGGGAGCCATGAGCCGTCAACCTCCATTGGGGGCAACACATCAAAGATAATATTTACGGGCAACTGGACGCTTGACTTGTACATGTTTGGCAGCTTTCTTGGATTTTTTAAGACGAGCTTTTGGCTTGGGTTTTGGTGGGGGTGTTTCGCCACTCTCGATGATGGCCTCTCGTTCTTCGGCCGCTTTTAATGCAATCTCGAACGCCGGGTCTACCAAGACTTGCATCTGGTCCCCCATACCCCTGCCGTAAAACTCGCTCATTTCTCTTAGCTTGGCGTAGGTCTCCATGCGAATAGCAACAGACATCCAAGGCTTAAGACGCTGTACGGGCGGAATGTTTCTTCCTGGTTTCTTTAAAGTCATTGACTCTCCTTTCTGTGATCTGGCTTGCAGTGTATCGAAAATCTTTAAGGCTTGCAACAAAAAAATAGGCTAGGAGTTACCCTAGCCTATAAAGGAGACTGATCGAAGCAACTGCAAGAAGCTTCCCCTCAATCATACCTTTTACTTGGCCTCACCCCAGCTTGGGCCCATCTCCACGTCCACCCGGGACGGGACTTCCAAGTCAACGGCGGTTGCCATGATATGGGCCGCGTCGCGTGCTTCCTCGGCCGTGCTGACGCTCAGGGCGATCTCGTCGTGAACCTGGAGCATCAAGTGAAACCCCGCCTTGTGCAAAGCCACCATGGCCGCCTTGGTCTGATCGGCGGCTGACCCCTGGATCAGCTTGTTCAGTCCCTTGTAGGTGGCCGCGCGCTTAATCCTTGGGCCGTATTCCACGATGGCCTGCTCGTAGGGGAGCGCCTTGTTCACGCCCCACTGCACCGGCTCGTACAACGGGAAGCGGCATTTGCGTCCCAGGAGCGTCCTGATGGACCCACCAGACGCTGGATGCTCGATCCGCTTCATGACCGCGTTCACAGTTCCTTTAAGGAAAGGCACCTTGGTGTGAAAGGTGCCAATCAACTCACTGGCCTCTTCCACGGGCAGGTCCAACTCATGAGCCAGCTTTGCCTTGCCCATGCCGTACATCAGGCCCAAGCCAATGGTCTTGGCTTGCTTTCGCTTGATCCCGGCCATGTCGGCAACCATTTGGTGGAAGTCGGTATCAGGATTTTCCCGGTAGGCTTCGGCCATCTTCTCTGCGCCGGGCAGGTCCAAGAGCGTGGCGTAATGCACCAAGAGCCGTGGTTCTTGGGAGGAGAAGTCGTTGGCCGCCCACATCTGCCCTTCTTCAGGCAAAAAGAGTGAGCGCACCATGGGCCCGATGATCTCGTGGCGGGCGGGCACTTGCTGGAGGTTGGGGCTGTTCATGGACAGACGCCCGGTAATCGTGCCACCTTCGTCGTTGCGCATTTGGTTCACGTGTGGGTGGACTCTGCCTGTCTTGGCGCTGAAGTCCAGGTAGGGCTGCAAGAACGTACTGTGGGTCTTGTTGGTCTCGCGCGCTTCGACGATCAGCTTGGCCACGGGATGGTCGCAGGAATCAAGGAAGCCTTTTGTAAAGCTTGCCGCGCCGGCGGCGGTCTTGCCATAAGCAATCCCCAGCTTGTCAAACGAATGGGCAATGCTGGCGGCCGCCCAGATATCCACAGTTCCTCCACACAAAGACTTGAGCTCTGCAAAGATGGCCTTCTCCCTTTGGATAAGTTTGTGGATAGTTTGTTCACATCTTTCCCGGTCAAAGCGAATACCCTTCAGGGTGAGCTCCAACAGCACTGGAAAGGCCGCTGTCTCCAGGTCGAAGATGGACTCGACCTCGTCTTGGCGCATCTTGGTCTTGAAGTGTTGCCACAGTTTCAAGGTCAGCGCCGCGTCTTGCTCGGCGTACTCTCCCACGTACATGGCGGGTAGCTTCCATAATTCTTTCTTGGGATGAACGCCAAAGTCGGCAGCAGCCTGTTTGAGAGCGGCCTCGGACTTGACCTCTTTAAGGTAATCGAAGCCAAGCGCATTGAGGCTGTACGAGAAGCGGTTCTCGTCCAGGAGCGGGGCGGCAAGCATTGTGTCAAGTATTCGCCCGTTGACGGTGAATCCATTGGCCCTAAGCCAACCGCAGTCATAAGCCGCGTTGTGCATGATCTTGTCAGCGTCAGTAGCCAAGACATCTTTTACCCACCGCTCAACAAGACGTTTATCAAGATTGCCACCACCGCCGTGAGCAACAGGATAGTATCCGCTCCAACCGTCAACAGCCACAGCGTAACCAGCAATGAAGCCGTCGTTGCGGGGCCATCCCGGCCCAAAAGATTCCATATGCGGGTCACAAGTTTCGAGGTCAATTGCAATCTCCTTGGCGGTGGACAGGTTGGGAAAAGTCTCCGGCGGCACCCACTCAGTGAGTGTTGGAAACATAGGCATAGTTCTCACAGGCGAAACCCCTTTAATTCATTCTTTGGAAGCACGTAGTGCAATGCCTGCTTGGCGCGCGTGATGCCCACATACAGCAGTCGGTTCACGTCGTCTGAGTTGCGCTCGTACTCCTTGGCAAAGCGCGTGGACAAGTCACCCAGCAAGAGCACGTTGTCCGCCTCGCCACCTTTGGCTCCGTGGATCGTGGACAGCTTGATTGGGATGTTGCCCGTGAGCTTTGTGCCGCGTCGCAAGAGAGCGATGATGTAGTCGCGTTTGTCTTCACCGATCTTCAAAAGGGCCTCGTGCCAAATGATGTCGGGGGCCAGGAGCCCTTGCTCCTGCTTCAGTCGTTCCATGCTGTACGCGCCGTTGGGGTCCGCGAGCCGTAATCCTTTGTACCCGTGCTTGATAAAGTCGGAGCCCAAATACT